GATGATTGTTGTGTCTGTTTTCCTCCACCACTCATATCAATAGGAATATAATTTACTTGAGGTTGTGTTTGTACTGGTTGTGAAACTTGTGCAATTTGTTGTTGTCGTTGTTGTGCTACTGCTTGTGAAACTTGTGCAATTTGTTGTTGTCGTTGTTGTGCTACTGCTTGTGTAGTTTGTGGTGTTACTGTTGCAGGATTAATTTGTTGTAATGTCCCAATTTTTCCTTTAATTTCTTCTGGATTCAGGGTATGAAAGTAATTTCCACCAGTGTATCTATAAAAATCCCCTGGTTTCATATTGTGGAGATCAGTTTGGCCCTTAAAGTATACTCTTCCCTTTACTCCTTGCGCTGCATTTCGTGATAATGGTCCCCCAGATTTAAAATCTGCAAGCACTTTATTGGCCTCTCCTGCAAATTTTTTATTGTATAGTTTATCTAATCCTTTCATTCCTTCTGTTTCTACAATCTGTCTTAACTTTGCTTTCCTTTCTGCTGGAGTTTTGCCTAGCATTGGAGCAATATGACCATATGCTCTATTTGCAGCAGGGTCTCCAGAAGTCCCATAAATTGCTGCTGCCATTGGAGTAAATTGTCCTTCAGCCATAACTTGTTCTCCAAGTCCACCAAATTTTCCATGATTTTGTACAGCACGATTCAACATGACTTGCATTGCATCTGCAGCATTTTGACCTGCAGTTCCTTCCAAAACAGAAGTATATGCAGCAAGTTTTTCATCTACAGGCGCAGAACTGACTACTGGAGAACTTGGTGTTTCACCTGGGTCTCCCGGAGCACCAGGTGAATCACCAGATGAAGCACTAGAAGCACCTCTAGATGAACTAGCAGAAGAACCAGATGATTTTTTATCAGAACTACCTTTAATTAATCTATCAATCGCAGATGCAAATCTATTAATAATAACACTTAAACTATCAACTATGTTTTCTGGTATTTCTGGTGTAGAACTTTTTGGTTGTATTGCATCACTATCGGAAAGAGCATTTGTTGCAGCAGCACCAGCAACACCTAATCCAAGAGCACCGGCACCAAGAGCAAGCATCTTACCCTTACCCATTCCTCCTCTCATTCTTCTATTAAGAGGTGTATTACTACCTTTTAATTTATTTCCAGGAACATCAACATCAAGATTGATACCACCACCACCTGATGGTGAAGCTTTTGGTAAATTAGATAATTGTTTTACAATTTTAATTATAACCTGACGAATTAACTTTGCAACTTCAAAACTTTCACTAAAAGAGGTTTGAAGTGCTTTTAGATTATCTCGCAACCCATCTACAAATTTTCTTCTTCCAAAAAACTGTATAAAATTAATTACATCTTTATAAAGACCCAAAACTTTTTGAAGAACACCAGTTGGTTTTGCTTCATCTACTTTTTTAATTTTATCTTGATAATCTTTTGATAAATTACCAATAGTTTTATTAATTATATTTGTAACTGAATTATTGATTGTTTGTGCTTGATTATTATAATTATTAACTATTCCCGTTGATAATGTTTTTATAATACTATTAATATCTACTGATGATGGTTGTACACCTGCTCTTTGAAATTTAACTATTTTATTCGCTGCTGATCCAAATGTTCCTGCACCAAGAAAAGTTTTACCAGAAATAAAATTTTGTGCCTTTATAGGATTTAAATTTCTTTTATTAGTAATAACTTCTGGTCTGATAGCAGAACTAATTGCCATTTGATTGTTGTTTCAGGTTTTCTTCTTCTATATGTTGTTGTAATAATGTAACATAAATGTCTCTTTCCCAAGGCATCAATCCTTCAATTTCCCACAAAGACCATTTATGATATTGCATCAGAGCAAAGTTAAGTTTAAAATATGACTCCAAATCCATATGAGCCATAATTAACCGAAAAAACTGGTTAAACCCTCCAACGTCACTTCATTTTCTACTTCTGTTTTTGGATTTTTAACTTTAATAGTATGAGAAAGTTTAGGCATCGTCTCAAAGAAATTTTCAATCATTTTAAATTGATTTGTATTCATCGTTTCAATCCATTCTTTTAATTCTTTTTTTGTACAATCTGCTGCTGCCCAACTATCCTCTTGATTGAATACTATATCTATACAAGATGCAATAATTTCAAAAGATTCATCAATATTTGAAATTGTTTTTTCTTCACTAAAATCAAAATTAGATTTAATGAATTCATTTAATGATGGATATTTCATTCTTAAAGTTAAACCTTCACCCAAATCTATATCAGATTTATGATTTTCATTTTTTTGTACTTTTATTTCATCAATATAAATTTTCACAGGAACGTCAGTTACACCATCATCACTACAAGTTACAATTAAATCAACACTTTCACCAACTGATTTTCCACGAATATTTAGAAAAATGTATTCAATATCAAATGTGGGAAGTTCTTCTACTTTTATACCTCTACTTAGAATACATTCTTTAAGTACAGACTTAATTGCTATGGTAATTTGTTTAGTATCTTTACTTTCAAGAGCAAGAAGTAATATTTTTTCCTCCTTTACAAGAAATGGACGATACTTAATTGTTTTTCCAGTTGAAGGTAATTCTAACTCATATTGAGGTGTGGAAATTTTAGGCAAAGTCATTTTTGTTAATTAAATTCAGTGTAAGTATTTAGGGTTTACCAAGATTTTTATCTACAGTATAACGAGTATAACTAAAATTAATTGTAGTTTTGGTTATAGTGCTTCCTTCATAAGATAATGGAAGTGCAGTTAAATTTGTGGGAAATGCTTCTACAAAATAATAAGTCATTGTTGGTTGATTAGTGATATTTGAACTTGTTGCTTTTTTATTTGGATTTTTAAGAAAATTTCTTTCAAATTTTGTAATTGCAATATTTTTTTTATAAGTGTTCGGATAACTAAATCTAAAAAAGTTCTGCGGTTCTTTAAATAAATCTTTACCTTGTCCCTGAGGACTACCATCATATTTTAAACTCTGAGAAAAAAGTGGATCTATATAATTCATCCATTCTTCAAATAAACGAATCACATCATATTTGTCATCCACGTAAAAAGTAAGATTAAAATCACTATAAATTCTACGAATTGGGAATCTTTCTATAATTCCTTGACGACTTCCAGACTCTTCAGCCATATCAAAAGTTGAACCAGGAAGTGTTGCTTCCGCACAAAGAAAATCATATTTTTCTTGCTTATCTGGACCCAACAACTTACATTTATTTAAATGAGAAAATAACTCATCTGGACCACCCAAAAGTAAAGAAACTTTAAAATGACTAGTTACCGAAAGAGGTCCTAATATGCTTTGAACCTCAGGAATACTAACCCGAAGTCTGCCAATTTTATTAGACATCTAAATACACATATAAATCCCTATATTATGTATGTCTATAAATAAGAACTACAAACAAGGAAAATTTAAACCAAAACATCCGGAAAAATATAATGGAGACCCAACAAATATTATATATCGTAGTTCTTATGAACTCAAAATGTTTGAATATTGTGATTTAACAGAAAATGTAATTTCATATCAAAGTGAAGAATTTTGGATTCCTTATGTATCACCAATAGACAAAAAAGTTCACAGATATTTTCCAGATATGAAACTCAAATACAAAGATAAAGATAATAATATAAGAATAGTAGTTATAGAAATCAAACCAGCAAAAGATTTAAAAGAACCACAAAAAAGTCCAGAAAAAAGAACAAAATCTTGGGCTTATGCCGTCAAAAACTGGGCAATTAATCAAGCAAAATGGAAAGCATGTCGTGAATATTGTGCAGATAGAAATTGGGAATTCCGTATTTTTACCGAACGTGATTTGGGAATTCAAATATGATTGCCGATAAAATAATCAAAGAAGCAGGAAAAAAGTTTCGTTCCACCAGTTGGTATACAAATGCATTAATGAATGAACTTTCAAAATATAAAGACGATGATGTAAGTGAAATTGATACTTATTTTATCATTCCTGGCGATTTAGTATTTTTTATGTATTCTGCAAAATATCCACAAAAATATCAATTTTGGGATAGGCAACCACTAGCATATATTATTGATGTAAATCCAAGAGAAGGAAAATTTCTTGGTTCCAATCTTCATTACCTAAATCCACAATATCGTGGAGGAATTGCAAATTCTTACATAAATAAAGCAGGAAATGTAAATGCACCAAGAAAAACATTACATAATTATTTGTTTTCGGGTGTAAGTAGTGATTTTTTCAAAGTTCCTAAAAATGAATGGAGAGAAGTATCTCTACTTCCAACCGAAAGATTTGTAGATAAAAGAGGACAACCAGTATTTAAATCCAAAGTTTGGGATTACCCAGATAATTTATCGGCACCATAAATGGCTGAAAAAATAGTAAACTCAAATTTCCACCCAGCACCTGCAACAATTCTACCTTCACCTGGAGATAGAAAAATAGAACTTACTTATGATCCGATCAACGGAGATACCAAATTATATCTTATAGTTAATGTGGGCGGAGTTCAAACAAAAAAATCAGAAATATATAAAAATGGTGTATGGGATCCTTTGTCTGAAATAAATGATCCTAACGAAAGAGAAAAAATTCACGATAAAGTAAAAGATAAAATTAAAGATATAAAAAAAACTACTGGCACCGGAGTTCTTCCTGGATTTGTAGTGAATAATGCAGGATCCCAAGACATAGGTGTAGGAGGAACAATAGTTCCAACTGGACCACAAGGTGTTATACCAATAAGTTTGAGTATACTAAACGCAGTATCTGATCCCATTGGAGCATTAACTCCTTTTGATGTTTCTGGAAATAAATTTGAAGACAAAAACGAAAAGAGATTATTTAGTGAATCAAAATTACTTATATATCCAATGGATATGATTACATCAAAACAGGATAGATTAGAAATACAACAATTTAGATATAAACCAACAGGTGTAGATGCATTATTAAAAAATCCAAACCAAATACTTCAATCAGGAGTACAAAGAACAAGTCCATTATCAGATCGTATCGGAATGGTAATTTTACCAATTCCAAATGGAGTATCAGATGGAAACAACGTTTCTTGGGGTGACGATCAAATGAATAATTTATCCGCAACTGCAATTGGAAAAGCAATGAACGATATGAGAACAAATTTAGCTATTGCTTTAGGTACTGGTACTATTGCTACTGCTCTTGACATAGCAACAAAAGGTCAAAATCCTTTTGGACCATTACAAGCAGCTAAAACTGCTATAGCTGGTGCAATTTATGCAGATGTATTTAGAGCTGCAGCAGCTTCTGATGGAGCAAAAGGCGACCTTTCTGCTGGATTAACTTCACAAATTCTTAAAATAGCAGGATTTGAAACATCTCCAGAAAGTATTCTTGCAAGAGGATTTGGTATTATTCCAAAC